TAATCATCTTTTAATTCATCCCATTTACTTTTACCATCATCGGGTCTAGTGTTATCTCTTGAAGGAGTTATACCTCTACATTTTGTAACTAACAATCTAAAATTTTCATTTTGTGCAAGACTAGGATTAGCATTAACTCTGCCACACATTTTCATCAACTCTAATTGTTGTTTGATATCAACGTTTTCTCTTATAGTTTTACAATTTACACCTAAATATTTTCTGTAGGTAAAACTTAATCTATAATTTTCACTATCACTATCATAATCATTGTTGTTACTGTAATGTCTGTAATCATTATTTCTATCTTCTTTTTCTATTCTAGTTTCAAAATCTCCACATCTTGATCCATACTCGTTAAGATATTCGTTTCTAGAATGTGCAGGTTTTATAAAACATAACAACACAAATAAAACAACTAATGCTCCTGTAAAATAATAATTCATCCTGGCTATCTCCATGTGATTACCTATTTAAATCTTTAATATCGTAACTGTGTTCTCTAACTTGATCTGCTAGTTGTCTGTATAAATTCTCTGCCATCTGCCATGTAGACTCTGCAGAAGTTAATCTTGTATTTTGATCTGTAATTTTATTTTCAGCAACTTTTAAATCTCTTTTAAGATCTATAATTTCTGATTGATTTGCGTTAATGGTGTCTGTTAGATTAACGACGTACTTAACGCCAGTGAACGTCCCGAACAGCACAGATGCTATTACGGGTACTAATACAAAATTCTTTTTGAATAGTTCTGCAATGTTCATATGGCATAAGGTCCTTTATTAAAAAAGTATAGCTCCAACTACGAAAGCTGCTGCTGCAGCAAGAACACAAACTTTGTGGTTATTCCATATGTTAATAGCTTTGTCTTTAATTTCATTTATCATCATTGTCCTCCAAGTTTTTCAGCTTATAATCATAGCTACCTTCTTCATGTTCGTCGGTAATCCATTTAGCTGAATTTTCTACAGAGTATATTTTACTGCTTACTAATCTATTAATCAAGTTTTTGTTTGGGTCAACACCCATAGAGGCATCAAACATTTTAAGTCTATTATTTGGCTGTATTGCATAGTTTCCATCATCTAATGCAATTACATGGCCACATTTATGTTGATCTGGTTTCTCGGCATAACCAAAATTTAACTCATTAAAGTCTCCTGCGCACCAATCAATTGTAAATAAATACTTACCTTTACGTTTTACATTACGTCTAGAAGTGTACTGCATAGTAGCACCTGCTAGTTCATAGAAAGTTGTAACACTTACATTATAACTAAAACTATCCCACATTATTAATTCATCTAATGGTAATTCTTTTACTCCAGGTTTAGAACAAAAAGCTGATATAGGTGCTCGCCACCATAAACCACCATCTTCCATTAAGAAATGAAACATAGGTACTCTGTTTGGAATAGAACTAAAACCAAATACTCCTACCTCAAAATATTTATCGTGTGAATCTTTTTGATCTCTAAGAAAATTACCTCTTACCCAACATTCTATTACCGGTATGTTTGCGTTTAGATATGCCATTATTTAATTTCACCCCAATTAGTTCCCGATTCGTAATCTACTTTGTTAGGAACTTTTAATTCAACAGCAGATTCCATTATTTCAATTATTTTTTCGGCTTTAGCGTCAGATTCAACAGAGATATCTACCTCATCATGAATTTGTATGTGAGGTATTATACCATTTTCATACAAAGCTACCATACTTTTTTTTGTCATATCTGCAGCTGATCCTTGTATTAATTTGTTTAATGCTTTGTAAGTAAACGCACGTTTTAATGGTTCATCATATTCTTTTCTAGCCATCTCTAGTGGTAATGGTTTAAATATACCAAACTGTGTAGGTTGCCATAAATCAAAATGACATGCTCTGCCTCCTAAAGTTCTAATTTTACCTCTGTCTTCTGCTTTACGAGTTACATTGTCCATAAGTTTTTTAACAAACGGAGCCTTTGCATGATATTGTCTTATTAATTTTTCTGCAGATTCTTTCATTAATCCTAGTTCAGCCATTAATTTATTTTTACCCATACCATACATTAAACCTAAGTTAATAGTTTTTGCTTGTTTACGTTCGATACCTGCCATGTCTGCAACAACTTGGTGAAAGTCTGCATCTCCTGCATTGTATGCATTTACAATTTCATCTACACCTTCTAAATTTTGTAACTTTGCATAGTGTACTAAAATTCTAGGTTCTTGTTGAGAATAGTCAAACGATCCCCATTTAGTATTATCTTCAGGAATAAATATAGATCTAATCATCGGTCCAAGCTCCGGATGCCTCGCTGGAATTTGTTGTAAGTTTGGATTGCTCATAGAGAATCTACCTGTCACGGTTCCACCTTGATCTGATCTTATTTGATTTATATCTGCATGAATTCTACCTTTAGCAGAATGTTTTGTAATTGAATCTATAAAAGTTGTATGCGCTTTGTTAATCTCCCTTGCATCAGCAATTGATCTAGCTAGTTCATGTGGATGGTTTTGTAAAAAGTTTTTAGTAAAGCTAGGCTCATTACTTTTTTCTGTCCTATCATAAGGAAGTTTAAGTTTGTCAAATGCTTTAGCAATACTTCTTGCTGCATGTATTTCTACATCAATTCCTGTCAACTCTTTGATTTTACTAATAATTTTAGCTTCACGTTGCATTAAATTTTTCTTTAATTTGTCTGCATGTTCAAGATCAACTCTTACACCTTTAAATCTCATATCAACTAAACAAGGAAATAATTTTGTTTCCAGGTTAAATACATCCATAAGTTCTTGATTATGTAATTCAATAATTAATCTTTGCCATAACTTTAACGTAGCTTCCGCATCACGTTCAGCATATTCTCCTACATACATAGCAGGAAGTTTATACATTTCTGATTTAGGATTTACCGAATAACTTTTAGCTGCTTCATTCAATAATGTTTCATTCTTACCCATGCCAACATAAAATTTAGCCAACGTATTTAATGCATAAGACAATCTATTCTCATCTATTAAAGACGCTGCAATCATAGTGTCAACAATCTTACCTCTAATTTTTATACCTGCTTGTCTTAACCAGCAGACGTCATACATTGCATTGTGAAATATAAATGTAGTTTTTTCTTGATTGACTAGATCCTGGACCCACTCTAAAACAAGTTTTTTATCCATATTTCCACCACCCTCGTGTCCTATAGGATAATAACCTTTCCACCCTTCTACGGCCACCGCAACGCCAGCAATGTGCCCTCTTCCTATAACATTACCTGATCCTAATGTAGTAAGTTCAGGGTCATATGTTTCTAAATCAATTGCAACTTCTTTTGCTCCTGATAAATCTTTTAGTTCGTGCGGTGCAACCCATTCTGTTTCGGGTGCAAATAAAGGTATTTGGGTTCTTCTCATTCGTAATCTCTCTCTTTCACCATTTCTAGATAATGTATAGCTTTATCTATATCTTGTATGCCTCCTTTTAGAGAGTGCCTACATATATACTTTATAGCGTTGCCCTCTGCAAAAAGCAACTTATTTTCGTTAATAAATTCAGCAGGTTGTATTTTCATATTTTTATAATGTTTACCTCCTACTTGTTTTTCTAATGAGTCGTATGCTGCTTTTTTAAATATATCTTTAGTTGTCATTTTTTTTCTCCTCATAATCTTTATATTCTTTTATTAGTTTTTCGGATGGATGCCAAACATCAACAGCTGCATGACAATGTGGACAAGATAAATTACTTACAATATCATAGTCTTCATTTTCATCAGTGTCGTGATCCCCACCCCATATTAGTTCAGTGTTACAGTGCCAGCATTTCATAATATATAAGCCCTATCAAAGTTTTTAGGATCTAGTAAATGCAATTCACGCTTCGCTCTCGTCGCTCCAGTATAAAATAATCTATGTAGTTCATCTGGGTCGTGACTAAAAGTTTCTAGTGCTGCACCTGTTAGGTCCTGTAATAATAAAACGTTGTCGGCTTCTCCTCCTTTCGCTGCGTGTATAGTTGACATTTTTATACGAGGATTTTTATTTATCATCTCATCATTCGCCCTCAT